TATATAATTATGATCTTTTTCTGGTTTTTCGTAGATATCTAAACCTGCATTTTTTGTAATTGGATTATCGTATACCATATTTTTCAATATGGAAGGTGCTATTAATGTATTAACAGAACCTAGAAACTCACATTCAAACTCAACTCTGAACTGTTGTTCTGAAGTGTTTGCTATTGTTTGCTCTTTCCAAACAGCATCTCTACCTGGTACCTCACTCCAGTGAACATCAGTTGGTACATATTCATTTTTATTTCTCTCTGCATCGTGCCAATATCTGTAAAAGTGGTTCATCCCGTGAGGGGTAGATACCATTATGACTTTGGTGTTTTTACCAGAAGTGATAGTAGGATATACTGAGGCAAAGAATGACTCAGCAATATGATTAGGCACAAAGGCAAACTCGTCCAGAAAAAGAATGTTGAAAGACATACCTCTGACTGCACTAGCAGAGGTAGACGCAGCCAAGATTTTAGATCCATTTTCTAACTCCAATGATCCACGGTTCCATACTAACACACCTTGTTGCATCCACTTTGGAAGATTCTCATAGGCAGTTTGTAATCTTCCTAATAATTCTCTTGCAGTTGCAGCTTTGTTTGCTAGTATACCAATATTTACACTATCATTAAATACAGCATAATGAAGCAAATAAGACACCACAGTTGTTGACTTACCAGTCTGACGAGGCATCTTACATATATTAAAACGATTCTTATGAAATCTTTTAATTAATTTTTCTTGAAACTTGTATGGTTTAAATGGTACAAGACCCTCATCAAGAGAAACAATTTTTACATATTTCTGTGAAAAATAAACAGGATCATTTTTACACTTCAAAAACTCTGCAATTTGATCTGCAGAAAATTGAATCGGTGTATTTGCTTTTTTTAGATTCGGATTACCAAGATAAATTTCACTCATAATAAATTTAGGTTTCTTGACCAGCAAATAACATTGGTTGCGTTGGGTCTCTCATTGATGGGTTGAAGTACATTACGATTGCAGTTGGATATACCTTTTGAACTTCTGCTGTTATTTCTGCCTTAGTTGGTCTTTTAAATGATGGGAAGAACATTTGTGAATTAATTAGTTTTCCTCTCCAACTAATTACCATACTATAAGTTTTACCTCTTTCTTGAATACGAAGATATGATTCGTAAGTAAATGTCTTTCCCTTGATGCGAGTATCCATTTCACCAGTTCTGCCAGGCCTCATTTTTCCAATTGGAATATTTCTTTTTGGTAGTGCACCTTTACGAGTTCTTTTTAGTGTAGCACCCCCACCACCTTTTGTTTGTGTAATGACTGCATCTTGATCATACTTTTTACCAAGTGCTTTGATTGCCTTTTTGAACTTTCTTTTTCCCATCTTACCAGAAGTTACAACGTGAGAACGTTCTTTGACTTTAGTAACTTCACCAGTTTTATCATCTTTTTCATCATATCTACCAGTCACTTTAGTTGCACCTGGTAAACCTTTACCACGAATATCTTTATCTAATTGTTTTGCTCTTGCACGATTTTCTTTTGCAGACTTATCAGCACGACTTCCAGAAAGAACTGCCATACCACCTTTATCTGACTTACTCTTCAATCTAGTTAAACTACTCTCATCAATTTCATAATGATCTTTTAATTCATCAGGAACAAATGCAGACACTTTTGCAGCATACTCTCTTCTCTGCAACATACGTCTTCCTCTTGCACCAGCATCCATTGCTTTTTGAGGTTTCTTTTCCTCTTTCTTCTTACCAACTGATGCTATACTCTTCTTAAAATCTGCAAATGATTTCATTCTTCTTCCTTTTCCACCTTATTATTTAGAACTCCGTTTTTTAATAGCTTTGAAAGTTCAGAGGTTGAACCAACAAATAATGCATTATTAACTGTTTTTGGAGAGTCTTTTTCTTCTTTCTTTAATTCTTTCATTTTTGTTTGAAGATCAATTAATTTATCGGTTGTATCTCCAACACTTTTAATTAATTGTCCTGCAACTTCATATGCTCTGGGGTGGTCACTTCCCTGTGCCACATCCAAAATGCCATTAATCGCCTCTTGACCTTTTTCAATCAGTGAATATAAATTACCCCTCGAATATTCATAATCAAGGGTTGGGTCGTCTTTTTTCTCTATTTTTTCTACTTTATTATTTTTTGAATCATCAACTGGTTCGATGTCCAAAAATTCATCTATGTCATCAAATTTACTCATACATCTACTCCTTTTGTAGGACTGTAAGTTCTAAAGTCTGGTAATTCAAACCTCTGCTCACTGAATCCAAAGTCATCACCAAGTTCAACTAAAGCATCATCTTGAGCATTTACTGCGTCAATTGTATCACCATTTATATGAGTATCTATAGTTGTTCCATCTTCACCACGTCTTACTGTAATATTATTTCCACTAATTTCCTTGATAAACATTAATTCACTACCAATCGCAATGTAAGTATCCACAACTAAACTTGATGTGTTCTGAACTAAGAATTTCTTCTGTGTCTTTGTTATATCCTCTGCAAGTCTTGTGACTCCATCATCGTTATAATCTTTAAGAGCTCTTGGTGTAGCAACATATCTCTTAGATCTTGTTGCAACTCTTGTATTAGTATCAGTTGCATAATCAACTTGAACTTTCTTGATAAGACCAGAACTAGAATCTGCAACTGGGCCAAATAAGTAAGTTTTTGCTGTAAATGATAATGTATGAGTTATGACTCTTTTCTCATCAAATCCACTATCATAATTATCATCGAATGTTACACTTTCCAATATCATAGGTATATCTCTTTTCTCCCCGATTGATTTAACTAAGTCTACAGTTAAATTAAAAGATGGTTGAAAGAAAGGTAATATTTGTTCAATGATCTGAAGTGAGTCCTCATTATACTGAGTCATCGCATATAACTTAAAACTTAAATTATATGGAACTGGCATAAAAACTTTTCTTGCACTTTTTGATCCATCTCTTGTAAATGCTTTAAAAGTTTGCATTGTTGAAACTTTTCTTGTAGAATCGTAAGATATACCATCCATCTCAAATGCTAAACGAGGTAAAGTTATTGCAACTCTCTTTCTTAAATCTGGTTTTTGTTCTAGTCTTGCTAAGAACTTCTCTGTTGGGCCATAAGCAATCGGAACTCTTACTGTGGAAAAATTTGCACCAGCAGCAGTCTGGTGTTTTATGTCAATTTCATTGAAAAGAGTACCAAAGGCTATAATAGTCCTTCTGATTATTTCATGGTAATAATAGGTTCCTAACATATCTTAAACAGGACTTATCCAAACTATTTAGAAATCACCGAAGGGATTGTCTTCAGAAAAATCTATAATTGAGTCTGCTTCGGACTCAACAACTATATTTTCGTTGTAATTATCATACTCATCTTGGTCAGAAACACTTTTAACAATGTATTCAGAATCTGAACCTAATAGGGTAGTTCCAATACCAACAACCGATTCTCCTTGTGCAAAACCAACACCACCAACATTTGTAACTTTAAGAATTCTTGTATCTGCATCCCAATCAGAAACATATGCAGTTGTTCCTGTTGAAACTCCTCGAACCAATTCCTTAAACATATAGTTTCCAGTTGCTAAACCTGCTCTTGCTGGTGGGTCAATAGTTACAGTTGGAGTTGCAGTATATCCAATACCTGCAAATGAGTATCTAATTGAAGCAACTTGACCAAGAGTATTAACGATTGCCACTGCTTTTGCAGTTGAACCAATTCCGATATTTGTATCTAATCCAACAGCATTGATAGAAACTTTTGGAGTAATACCATAACTAGCACCAGCATTGTTAATAGTTGGTGTGTGTATTGTTCCATCTGCTATAACTGCGGTTGCTGCAGCACCAGTTCCGAATGCATTTTGACTTCTAATTGTAACTGTTGGTGGAACTGTATAAGCAAAACCAGGATTTGTTAATTCAATACGGTCTATTGATTGTCCAGTTTGACCGCTTCGACTAGTCATAATTGCAACCGCAGTTGCATTAATACCTTGACTTGGTGCTGATGATATACCAATTAATGGTGGAAGTGTATATCCTGTTCCATCATTTACCAAATCAATAAATGCGATTCCCTTTCCAATATTTGTACTACCTGCATTTTTAGATAACTGAACAGATGCTGTAGCAGTTGAAGCAGCAATACTAACCATAGTTAGTCTTGTAGTATATCCAAATTCAACTGCTGCCTTATCTACTGCTTCAATTCCAGTATCAATATTTTCATCAAGAGCATAATCCATTACCTCACAACTTAATGTATAAACATAAAGATTATTCAATTGATAAAATGGTTTTTTACCTTCCACATATTTGATTTCAAACATTGTGTTATCAAGAGGAAAGTATATTAAATCTCCTTCTTCTGGTCTTGTTGCTAATTCTATTTGACTGTCTCCATTCAAAAAAGGACTAATAAAATCTTCATATCTTTCTTTTGATATAACAAAAGTTACAGCGTCTGTAGTTTGAACTCCAAATTTTTGTAAAATATCTCCATTACCCTCAAATCCTTGATAATTTAAAAGATATGCTTCCATACGATAAGCATCATCAAATGTAGAGGCAACAACCTCTTTCATGATGGTCTTTTTGTTTATAATTTTACGAGGAAGGTAAACTATATCTTGCCCATAAATTTTTAGTTGCTCATTTATAAGGTCTTGAACTAATCTCTGTTCGTTTGTTGATCCTTGAAGAAAATATGGTGAAAGTGGCATGATATCATCCTATGAGATCAAGAGGTGGTATTTCGTATTCTGTTTTGAGTGAGTATTCGATTTCTTCAATTTCTTTTAAAGCATCCTCATATATTTGTCTTCCATTTAACTGAACTCCACCAGGTAATAATACACCATTGAATTTAATTAAATTCATTCCCCATTGTTTTTTAATAATTGCTGTTGCATATCTCTTTAACCAAAAATCATTATAAATTGCAGGTGCATCTGATGGATCTAAAAGACGATAACCATCAATAATAATAAATGTATCATCAGACAATTGCCCAAAATCAATATCAAGATATAACCTATGATTCTTTTTATTAAATCTTAATTGTGTATCTGGAGTAATAATACGACTTAAATCTTCCAGATAAGTTTTAGTCATTGCATAGTTCATTAAATCAAGTGCACCATAATAATACAAGTCATTTAAAAATATTTGATATTTAATATTAAATAAACCACTGGATATAGTGCTTGCATCCATTTTAAGAACTCTTTCTACACCTAATACATGATCTGGTAGTTGTATAAAATTTTGACTTTCTGTAAATGTTGTTGTAGTTATGCCAACTGTA